ACCTCATGACCTACAAGCATGTCATACACAGCATTAGATGCTAGATCCCATAATGGTAATGTAAGGACACGAGTGTCTACATTGAATTGTGCTGTTGGAACTTTGCGATGCTCTACGACTAGGTTCTCTGTTGCTAGAAGTCTTGCTAAATTACCTTTGATCTCTTGTTGTGACATGTGATTTGTTTCTTGTTATATACATGATAACAGATAAATGTGCTAGCCAACCAGTGCATGTGTCACTTCGTTAACTGTCTCCTTTATAATAGAGAAATTCTTTTCTTTCTCTGCTGTAATAGTTCTATCAAATTTATCATCAAAATTAGATTTGTGACTTATTACATATATTCTACTAGTCTCATCAAAGTTTCGCAAGATCCATCCTAGGTCACTAGCACCAGATTGATCAAGAGATCCATCAAATATCTCATCTAATATAAGTAGGTTAGTATCAACGCTATTCTTAAGCTTAGCAATACTACGCCAAGTGAGCAAAAGAGCAATATCAATGCGAGCTTTTTCTCCTTCTGAGAACGAATCATATGAAAATACATCCCTATACCTACTCTTAATTATTTCTTCAAAGTTCTCATCAAGGGTAAAATTGACATAAAACTCCATCTTTTGTAAGAAATCGTTAATTAACTTATTCATTGTAGGAAGATAAGTCTTGATAATCCTAGTCTTTATCCCATTATCTTTAAGTAACTGTGATGCTGTTGTCAGGACATCACGATCTTTCTTTAAAGACGCATGTTGTTTTGCAAGACCCTTCTTATCTTTTACCAGTTCCTCCAATTTTGTATACTCTGCTTTTTTATCTGGAGTGCTACCTTCAAGTTCTTTGATCTCTTCCTCTATATTGTTTACTTCTTTTCTAATAGAAGTCAATTGAAAATTTAATTGTGATAGTGTTGAGTTACGATTGTTTACTTCAGTAGACAACTCTGTAAATTTCTGTAATTTCTTTTGTTCATCTATAATAGTATTCTCTAGATCTTCAATACCAGTATCCATTTTATTAATCTCACCATGACTTTCTTCTAGTTTGTTCTCACGAAACTCATCAGATAATTGCTGTGTGCATGTAGGACACACATGATTATTTTCAAAAAACTTATGATCTTTCTTACAAGACTTCAGTTTAGACTGGAGTTTTATAAGATAAGTGTTTAGTTTTTGTAGATTTGAATTTGACTTTTGATAGTCCCCCATTTCTTTATTAAGATTAAAGATTTCCTTTGTTAGGGATTCAATACTATTATTCTTATCTGTTTCAGACTCTTTGTATTCCTCTATCTTAGTCTTCTTACGATCTATCTCGTCTTGATTAATCTTTTCTAAAGCAAGCATATGTTGTTTCTGCAACTCTATCTTATCTTTCAATAAATCTATCTGGTAATCAATTTCTCTGACTTCTATATTATTCTCCTTGACTCTATCCCTGAGTAGCACATTCATAGTGGAGAATACCTGTATGTCAAGTATGTCTTCTATAATCTCTCTACGTTGTGGTATGCTAAGTTTCATAAAAGGAACAAACGTAGACGAACCAAGAACTACAATCTGAGTGAATGATTTAAAATTCATTTTCAGAACACTATTTTCAAAATTCTTTTGTTGTTCGTTTACTGAACTCTCCTTATCCCATAACACACCATTACAATATATCTCCAACTTCGTAGGTTTAATTCCTCTGACTACTCTGTAGTCGTTCTTCCCTATGGTAAATGTAATCTCAGCAGTACAATCCTTTTCATTAATACTATTGACTAGCATTGATTTACTAATCTTACGGAATGGTTTTCCAAACAAAGAAAAAGTAAGAGCATCCAAGATGGTGCTCTTTCCTGCTCCGTTACTACCAACTATTAAATTTGTTCTCTGACTTGTCAGGTCAATTTCACTAAACACATTTCCCGTTGAAAGAAAATTCTTCCAACGGATCTTTTCAAAAATTATCATTCTTTAATATCAGGTGGTATCAATAAATCATCAGATGTAATGACAGTAAAAGGTTGCCCTCTTTGTTGACATGCATCTATTATAACATGATCTTCCATTTCCACAACCTCCATTTTAGGATATGAAACATTCTCTTGGAGTTGTAGTAAATATCTGTCAGCATCATCCTCTAACTGGAAGATAGGTATTACCTTTTTATCTTCCTCATCATACACAGAATATACACCATCGGGATGGTTTTCTAAGGTGAGTACAAACATTAAGTGATGTTACAGCTTTCAATATATAGGGATCTCATGACACTTTTGAGTGAAGATTTGTCTACAGCAATATCCACCTCATCAATATATTCATTGAGAAGTGTCATGGTGTCTTTAGTTTCAAGGTTCACATCATCTATGTCACCTGAGTCAACTAAAACCTCTACAATCTTAACATCATGTGCTCCTACATTGTAAAGGCGATCAATCAATGTTTCAAACATTTGGTAATCTCTTTTTCCATCAACGATGATTTTAATGAACTTGTCCTTATAATTAGACACGTTAAGTTTGTTGTAGTCTGTGGTACTGTCGTCATAAAATATTTTTTCAAATACTTCAAACGGGTTCTTATAAAATTTAAGTCTGTCAGTTTCAGTATCATATATGTGAAACCCACGAGACGATTTATAATCATTCCAGAACATCTGATAAGGGTTGCCTAGGTATTGAACATTACCACGTTTAGATTTATGATGAAAGTGTCCTGACCATACACGATTAAAATTTTTAAAGTCTGAAACAGTAAATCCACCCTCAAATTTCATACCAGGTGTCACTTCAAAACCATCAACCTCCATGTGACTGCACATTATATCTCCACCTTTCTTTATCAACTTTACACACTCTTCTTTATTCTCAGAGTTAATCCAAGGCATCATTAAAAACTCTTTACCAGCAACAAAAATAGTCTCTGGTTCAGTATAGATTTTTATATTGCTATAGTTTTCTAGTAATAACTCAGGAGAATTTATCTTGTTGGTGTTCTTATAATAAGTACAATGATTTCCTAGTAGCATATGTACTTGATATTTTTTTAGTTTATCAAAATAATTAGTCTTGATTCTATTAAGAGTATTAAAATCTACAGATTTCCTATTGTCAAAAGTATCACCAAGATCAAAGACAGTTGTAATATTTTCTTTCTCAAGAGTTGGGAAAAATATTTCATCATAAAACCTCTGAAAATAATTCCAGAATGGTAATGAACCTTTACGTCCATCTAAATGTTGATCTGTTATAATTGCTATCTTCATATATCTAGATATTGATACTCTTCTATGGTTAAAACATATTTAATCTCAGGGTTTTTATTTCTAAGGTATCTGACTAGGGCAAGTCTTCGTTCAAAACTATTTGACCTACGTATGTTCTCTGATATAATTCTCATGTGTTCTATTAATAATAATAATGCGTCCATTCTCAATAATAAATTCTAAGTTATCATCATGATTCCACATAAGTTCTTCATACAAAGCGTTAAGACGGTTCATATCTTCCCATAAATCGTTAGGCATTATCTATTCATTTTTGTTTCAATGTTTTCTTTAATACTTCCCATATCAGATTGTGAAGCATTCATACCTGACATTGTACCATCATATTTGTCAGTGTGCATTACTTCATCATATCCTGACCGTTCTAAGATCTTTCCTTTAATTTCTAATTGCTTCTTTTCTTTCTGTATACGTCTTAGAAAAGCATAGTATATAATCTGTGTGAAATAAGCGAAAGGGTTCTTAGATTTTTCTGGGTTAAAGTTATCAATGTATTGTAAACAGTTTTCAATGCCATCACAAATCATATCCTCTCTAAACATATAGTTTACGAAGTTTGGTTTGTATGACAGATGTGTTGCAATTTTAAGAAAACAAGAACCTAAGTAATTTGTTACTCTGGGACGGGGATCGCCAGATTCTTTTGCAGCATGAACTTTCTCACGATAGTCTGTTATCGCAGCAAGGAATTCTTTGTTATTTACATAATACTCGGTCTTTTTTCTTTTTGCCATTATAGTGCTATGGATATACCATTATCATGTACTTATTGTAGCAGATGTTATGGATTTTGTAAAGGTACTTGACAAATGTTATTTTTACCAGTAGACTAACTCTGTCAAGGGTTAAAGGATATTATAGCTACTAACTTTTCTTATAGATATTCTCTAAAGTATTCTTGGTATCAGTGATAGATCCCAAATACCCCGACTTCCTTGGAAGTTTATCAGGTTTTTGTAATAGTTTTTTATTAGTCTCAATTTTAACTAAATTCTTTTTATAAAATTCTTCTATAGGACCTTGTACTTCAGTGATAGTAATAATATGGTCTCTATCAATTATGTACATGTCATCAAAAGAAGCCATGACCCATTCCTTAAAAGAAAATCCTACAATTTCAACTGCTCCTTTTTTTTGTTTAGATAATTCAACTGAGAATGGTTTATCTAGCAGCACTTTATCCTCGTCCTCAAGATAGAGAACGGTGGCGATAATTTCCTCACCCGATACAAGTTTTAATGTTGCTAAAAATTCTTTGTCTTGCATGTTAATTTGCTCTGAGGTTTACTTTGATAACTTCATATCTAAAGTTTTCATCATTATAGATGTTAACTCTTTCATTTAAATGTTTCAATGTATAGTTCTGACCACCTATATCATCAGCAATATCATAGAGAGTTGCTATGTCTTTACCTTCTCCCTTCCTAAGAACTCTGCCGATTGATTGTAAATTTCTTATTCTGGATTTAGAGGGCGAAGCGAATATGATGTTGTGAAGACGTTTAATGTTAATTCCAGTTGAGAAGGTTCCGTAACTAGCAACAATGACTGCGTTTGATTCAGTCTCTGTAATTTTCCTAACCTCTTCTCTATCTTCAACGTCAGTTCCTCCGTGCACAAAAAATATTTTTCGTGCTTCGTCTACATTATTATTTATTAGATCGTATAAAGGTGTACCATGCTTTTCAATGTAGTTAAATAGTACTAGGGTGTTACCTTCTATATCTTTAACTAAATTTTTGATTAGGTTATTCCTACCTTTGTGCTCTACAAGATACTCCATTTCATCATGATATGTATCAAAATATTGTGGAGCATGTTTACAAAGTAGGATTTTTATCCTAAACTTAGAGAGATAACCAGACTTGATTAATTCCTCAGTTTTGGTAACCTGTTCGTAGGATCCAAACAATCCTTCCAACACCCACTTATGTGTTTTACTGCCATCTAGAGTACCAGTAAAACCAAACCTATACTTGGCATTGTGTAACTTAGTCATGATACCCGTTAATGATTTTGATTTAAACAGGTGTGCTTCATCACCAATGACACAATCTATATCATCAAAATATCTTTTAGGAAATTTGTAGATAGATTGCCAAGTAGATATTATAATATTCTTATCAGTATTCTTATCCTTACCAGAGTAAATTTTATGAACAAAGTCATCAGCATTCCACCCGTAAGAAATGAAATCATTGACCATCTGCTCAACAAGGGATGTAGTTGGGACGATTATAAGTATCTTCTTTGCGGTGGCAGCATAGTATCTGACTATGGAGTAGATCATAAGAGACTTCCCAGATCCCGTAGGAGAAAGAAGTAACCTACGATTATTTTTTAATGCTTCGTATACAGCATTATATTGATAGTCTCTAGGTTTTATCGTAGAGATCTTATCCATGAATACTTTGACAGCAGGGAGAGAGACAAATTTATTATCATCTACAATGTCTCCATACCAATCATTTTTTTCATACTGTACACTATACTGTTTTTCATTTGCCCATGTCTGCAAATGATCTACTAGACCATGATACAATGCACCAGTAGATGGTGAGTATAAACGTATAGTTCCATCCCAGTATTTGTATCTGGGATTCTTTTTTAAATACTTTGCTTCTGGTACTTCAAATGTGAAGTAGTCCGAGAGTTCTCTATGGACGTACTCTTCATTAGAATGAACAGTTACATATACTTCATTCTTTTTCTTTAATGTAATAAAAGTCATCACTGTCCATTTACAAATTTCTCCCAGTCAATGGCATTCTTTATTTGAAAACCTCTATTAGATATTTGTTTCATAACTTGATCTAGGAAATATAACATCTGTTCTAGATACTTGATCTTTGCTTCTAGGTTGATGATCTCATCATCAGACTCTATGTAGACCTTCATCTTTTCAGTTGTTTTGATGTGAGATCCAAATGGTTTAGCAGCATATGTTTTAGCATCTGCTTCACCAGAATAGTATTCACGTTTTTCCTTTACAAGTTTGCGAATTTCAAATTCAAAAGAAGTTTTAATCTGTTGAATGTCAGTGTAATGGTTTAAGTATTTATTGTGTTGGAAAGGGATGTTTAATGCGAGTTGTCCTAAGTCAGCACTATATTGTTTGTTCTTAAATTGAAAGTCAACAGCAGAATCCTCTGCCCAATCATTCCTCAATTTTTCAAATTTATTACGAAGAGAATCAAAATTCATAAGGGTTGTAAATTCTTATCACGAATAAAGAACTGCTGATGCTTAAATGTTACCTCTGCAGTAATGTACTCTACATCACTTATTGTAGCATCAAATTGCAAATTTGTCAGTGATACTGGGAATATATCTACAAACTCTACTATGAATGCAGGATTGTATTGACTCGTTACTATGTGTAGTTGTCCGTTAGTAAGTATATCTTTCTCTGATGTTGTTCTTGCCATCTGATCTGCATTGCCATTATCACGAATCCATTTGTATAGACTGTTATAATTTTTTAGATCTTCATCTACAATAAAAGTTACAGAAAAATCCCCAAAGGTAACTCCCCCACCAGGTATGATGGGGATGTTCCTAAAGGGACTTGGTACTTCTGTTATTGGCATTTGGATGTCAGGAACATTTGCATTCTGACAAAAGAAATCTACACCCTCAAATTTTTCTAACTTGAGAATAAATCCAATCGGATTTAAAAAATTTCTATTTGTGGGTTGCTCCTTATACCACTTAGCAGACATTCTTGTTCCTAATATACATTAGTATTTAGGTTTGTCTCAATACTTCGTCTTTTAGTTTATCTACTACGTCTTGCACAACACTCACATCAATACCCATGAATGGTGGTATTAGACCTAATACTCTGAATAGACCATCAGCAAATAATGCAATGAATGTGAATCCTAATGCCATGCTAATTAGACCAGCATTTCTATTGTGTTGATTGATAGCAAATTCAATCATTGCTTCGCACTCTTCTCTTGTAAATGTTTCTTGCTCTTTTTGTAAATAAGGTTTCCTGTACGCTTTCCTCACAGCAGGACTGCTGACACGTTTAGGTTTAATATAGTCACTCGTAGGTAACTCCTTTAAAACTTCTGATAACATGTAGAATCTCCTTCTAGTTGTGTTTCTAATAATTTTCATCTTCATCCTCTTCATCGTCCCAAACAATATAAGGACCACGTTGCATTCGTTTTAATTTTTCTGTTTCTGAACTGAACCTCATGGTTTCAGTTATCCACAGTGAAATTTTAATCACGAGAAATATCACCACAATAGGTGATAAGCATAACAGTAGTATAACAGATGATTGATTCATATACACTATTTAAACATAAAAAAAGGGATCCCGTAGGATCCCTGTTAGCATATCCTAATAAAGTTAGGTTAAGTTAGCAACTCTAACTCTTCTGTAGTATTGGTTAAGTCCATGACCTAATGCTTCAGCATCAGGAGTACCGTTAGCCTGAACAACAAATGGGTTAGCAACCATACCGTATCTAGTCTTGAAACCAATTTTTGGTTGGAAGGTAGATGGGTCAATGCTTCT